TGAGTACAATGATTATCAGTAAGAATTTCCAAAACATAATATGAATTTAATATTTTCATATTATATTTTTATTTTGTACAATATTTTTATTGCATAATGCTTCTTACTATTCTATCATAAGCTTTACTTTTATAAGTGACATAAAAAACATAATTAATCAAAATAAACATATTCACAAAAATAGATAAATTATACATAACTTGCTTTTGTATTCTATGAACTCTGATGTCATCAATTGTGTTATAATTAGTTTGTTTATATAATGCAAATAATAATAATAATAATCCAGTAGCAAATAAAAATGCTGTCTCACTATGAAGACTATAAGAACTAGAGACATTTTTTCTTTTTATCGTTTGAAGGATAAAAATATTTACTGCGGCTAAAAAGGATATACTAAGAATACCATCATTAATATCTGTTACCTTTGCTTGTTCTGACGCAAGATCAGTTATACCTTCAGTGGTATTTATAAAAATAGTTAAATAAGTATTTACTAGAACTAAAAATGCCATAGCACTAAAAAAATGACGTTTTTTTGAAGCATAATATAATAAAAATGCAACAATTATTGATCCAATACTTATTGCTCTTATAAACCAATCATCTAGAAAATCATAATACTTATTAGCATATTGTTGTTCTACATCTAATAAAGGATATCCTATAATTATAACCCCATCAACTATAGATCCGTCCTTGTTTTTTTTCTCCCATACTCCAGTAGTAGCATTTATTTTAACAGCTCTATTTATTTGATTATCCACCGAATAATATGAATATTCACGTGTTTCTCCTGGTTCACGAATTCCTTGATAAATTGTGTCAATAAGTTCATCATTAGGACGGAATACACTGAAATTAAAAGTGTATTTAATTTCTCTTAATATATCCTCATAAGCTAGATTTAAAGACTCTTTTACTGGACTAGATCGTAATATAAATCTAGATGTATTATTATAATTACCAAGTTCATTTGGTACCCGTTCATATATGTAAACATTATATGTGTGATCATTTTGAAATTGATATTGACTATATTTATTATTATAAGCTAACCATTTTTTGTAACTAGTATCATGTAATCTTTTTATGCGTTGTTTAATATTTTTTGAAAATGCTGCATTTAATTCAGATTTATGACTTATATTAAAACTCATGTTATCTTGATTGTCACCTGTTATTAAACTCTGCCAATTAATAATATATTTTCTCACAATATACATTTGAATTATTACAATAGCTACATATGTTAAAAGCAATATATATGCATTTCTTTCAATAATAAGTAAATCACTTAACATTATATTATTAAAAGAAATAAATATAATGTATTGATAATTAATTTATGTTGCATACATCAATCCACAATTACCACCAACAAAAGTGATAACATTAATACGTTCTTCAAAAAAATACAAATCATAGTTATAATCATATATACGCCACGTTGGTTTATTAATACCTACAATCTCTCCGGTTTGAGGATCACAAATGGTAAGTACTTGTGCTAAGGGATCTAATTGTGGTACATTAGTTGTAAATTCCAATTGTATTGTATTGAAACGATTCATATTTGTTGCTCCTGATGGTTGTGTGCCATTATACAAGGATGCGGAATTCATACTATAATTATAACAATATAATCCATAAGGCGCCGATCCAGGTGTTCTATTAAATTTCTCAATATAATTATAAACCCCTGCAGGTTGTATATTTTCTCTATACTCACCATCAAATAGTATGCCTAAACTTTGCAAAATAGGTAACGAATTTTCTAAACTATAATCACCAGATAACATTAATCCTGTCAGTTTCCCACCTGGATTCACACCTGGACCAATTGGAACTAAAATAGGATTGCCTCCAGGATCCAATTCTGTAACATTATATGTACCGCTTGTAGGTGCTTGAATTAAATCAGAAGGTAAATAATTATAAGGCCAATTAGTATAGTTACTCCATTCATTACGTAAGTTGGCATCACTTCGTTGAAAATAAAACAAATAATCAGAAACTAATCCTAGGGAATTTAACTCTATTTTGTTTGGACCAGTAACATTATAAAATATTTGCTCATGAACTTGTTTAAACATATAATGTTGTTCGTTCAAAGCGAATAATCTAGATTCATCGTTTGAGAGAAAGCAATAGGTACAATTTAAATGAATATCAGCATTCCATATAGAACGCTTATCAATGTATTGAGAACTATCAAGACTATCATCTGGTGGAGGTTGTACAAATCTATACATTTGCATATGTTCTAAATTAAAATTAGGTGCAACATAAGGATAATTATATACTGAATCAAATACATCACGAATCTGAAAAAGTTCGTTTATTGGACGAAATGTTATATTAATAAATAATTCATTATATTGAAGCGCTATTAATGGAAAAGCTCTCTGTGTTTGATTACAGAACCAGGAATTTAGAGGAATATACAGAGTTTTACCTCTAATAGAAGGTTCAGGGCCTCCATTGCTTGTACTATAAAATGCATTTGGATAAGCATTTACACGACCACCACTATTTCCCGGGTCATTCATGTCTTTAGTATCCCCACTCATATTATTAAATAAAAATCGTTTTGTACCTGTCATATCACGCTGTATTTGTGCTAATAAATAATCACCGCTATATTCTTGCAATTTTTGATTTCCACAAGTAATGGTTATCCGCTTAATCATTTTAGCACCTAAATTTTCAATCCATTTAAATTCATATGGCGCCCATGAATTACCAGTTTCAGATGTTGGTGGATAAATAGGTGACCAAATATTTGGCATATCTACTGATATAAATGTATCCATTAATAGATCTGCGTATCGTGGAATTTTAAACGTAAATAAAGATTCTTCGGTTAAATGTAATGATTTTGCACCTTCATAATCTACACGAAATTTTTGCATTCCAAAATTTGTAGTTTTAGCATATGTACTTTTAAAAAATGTTTTAGAAGGATTCCCATATAAAAGTATGGATTGTTGTCCTTCACTTATTAAAGATAAAAGTCCTCCAGGCATTTAGTTATTAATATATAATAATATTATTTAACCTTTTTGTTGTAGATAATATAATATATATTTATATCAAGAGAGAAAGATGGATACTTCTAATCTTATAGAAAAACTTAATCAAAATACTGGTGTTATTCTTATCAATATATTTATTATATTAGCTGTCGTATTTATGTTATGGAATTATTACTATATTAAAAATTTAGAGTCTAAAGAATGCAAAAAAATAAATAGCTTATATCCTGAAATGAATGGAAAAATATCTAGTATAAAAAAATTAAATGTTGACGATAATGCACCTACTAATTATACACATAATTTACGAGATTATTATATTAAAACCGCTTATAATGCATGTAGTAGTGGAGATTATCAAAATAATGTCGTATCTACTTGTGTGTTAAGGGATTTACTAAAACAAGGAGTTAGAGGTTTTGATTTTGAAATTTATTCTTTAAATAATGAACCTGTTGTTGCAACATCAATTGGTAAAAATTATTATGTAAAAGAAACATTTAATTCTGTCCCATTTGGAGAAGTATTGAATATTTTTAAAAATTTTTCATACTCTACTAGCGGTAGTCCAAACCCTGGGGACCCTATCATTATACATTTACGCATGCAAACTGAAAATCAAGAAGTATATACCTATATGGCCAAATTATTTGAAAGTATGAATAGTTATTTATTAGGCAAAAAATATAGTTATGAGAATGGCGGAAAAAATTTAGGAGAGGTTCCTCTTTTTGAACTTCGTAATAAAATGATTATCATTGTAGATAAATCTAATCCTAGTTTCATGGAAAATAAAAAATTTAAGGAATATGTTAATATGACGAGTAATTCAGTTTTTATGAGAGCTCTTTCTTACACCAATAGTGTTAAATTTACACCAGATACTAGTGAATTAAAAACATATAATAAACAAAATATGACTATTGTTCTTCCTGATCCAACAAATGACCCTGAAAACCCTAGTGGGCTTTTGTGTAGATCATTAGGATGTCAGATGGTTGCTATGCGATATCAAAACAATGATGCTAGTCTAAAAGAAAGTATTGATTATTACAACAAATATGGGCATGCATTTGTATTAAAACCTCTAGATTTACGTTATATACCAGTATATATTGATAAACCACCGCCACCTAATCCTGATTTTTCCTATGCACCAAGAAAAATTGAAGACCCAACTGGATTATATAAATTTAATATTTAACTCTTTCAACATTATCAACGTATCTTATCAATATCATACTTTGTGATATTCATAAGTAAATCTATTGGATCATATTGTAATAATTTTTCTTTTTCATTTTTTGACAGACTTTTTGGACCATTACTATCTACAATTACTCCTTCATATTCCGCCAAAAGATTTTCTTTAAGTTCAGGCATATCATTAAATATTTGCTTGTAAAATTGAACCAACATATCATATTTATTTAATTGATCCTCGGGAATATCCAACGAATTGTCTGTTAAGTATTCATTTTGTCTAAGTTTTTGAAGTAATATGTACAACGTCCATGATTGACAATATACATCCTTTTTACTTTTTTGAGCTGGATTTATTAATTCTATAAATTTACAATCATAACCTTCTGACTCAAAGAATGGCATTATCACCTCGTTAGATATTTCCGGTTCATATATCCCCCTTTTATTTCTATTATACGCAGGATCTATAATAGTCAATTTTTTATCCTTATTATTAATTATATAACTTTGAAAATGCGTCTCATTATCCAATAGATCTTGTTGAATATTTGTAGCAGTAAACACTACAACTCCTTTTCTCTTACACATATTACCACAATATTGGATAATACTACTCTTTTTTTCATCAGTTGTTTTATTTCTTAAAAATGCATCAAATGTGCGTATGACATGTTTACCTCTATTTCTCAATTCTGGGTTATAATATAAAATTATATAACGACGAATACTTTCATCACCTAAGATAATTTTTAGAGCATACATTAACCAGGATATTGCACGAGTATGATATGAGTACATATTCAAATAATTTTTTGTTACTCTATAATCTTATACTACATTTTATGTTCAATTTTTTTATTAATATTATATATAGTGCAAGTTAAATTATGACAACATCGTATACATTTACAACTTCATTAAGTGACCAAGTTTTAACTGCAAGTATTGTTCAAAATAGTGAGGTATACACTAATTTAAACAATCCCAACATCATTTATAGTATCCAAGTAAATGGATACACTAGTATCGGTGAAAATGCATTTCTAAATTATAGTAACATACAGGAAGTTAACTTGAATCTTTTTCTGACTTCTATAGGTAACTCGGCTTTTAATGGTTGTACTAAACTATTATCATTTGGCAATAGTGAGATGAATTTACAAACTATAGGTGATTCCGCTTTTGAAAATTGTGTTCTTTTAAATACCATAACTATATCTTCATCTGTACAAAGTATAGGTAACTCGGCTTTTAAGAATTGTCTTAACATCTATCAATTTACATTTGGTGGCGCTGGTAGTTCTTTACAAACTATTGGTGATTCTGCTTTTGAAAATTGTACTCAACAATCAGCAAGTTACTACCCCAATATAGATGTAACATTACCTTCATCTGTACAAAGTATAGGTAACTCGGCTTTTAAGGAATGTACTTATTTATCCACTCTTGATATTTCGCAATGTAATATAAGCCAAATACAAGATAGTACCTTTTATAATTGTACAAATTTATTATCAAGTTTAACAATACCTTTAAATGTAGTAAGTATTAACCAAAATGCTTTTTATAATTGTCTTAAATTAGCAGGAATTATTTTTCAACGTAATGGTAATATTGAGACTATAGAGGATAGTGCATTTTCTGATTGTGTTGATTTACCAAGTATAGAAATAATGACAACTTTAACAAGTATAGGCAATAGTGCATTTTCAGGTTGTAGTAGTTTATCAAATATTAATGTATTACCTCGTGGTTATCTTACGACTATAGGCGATAGTGCATTTTCAGGTTGTATTAATTTATCATCAAATAAGAGTGAGGTCAATTTCTCTGCTATACAAAGTATAGGTACTTCGGCTTTTCAAGGATGTATTAAATTAGAAGGGGTTACTATAGCATATACTCTTACTAATCTAGGTAATAGTGCATTTTCAGGTTGTACTAATTTATCATCATGTGATATAAATTTGGAAATGTTATCAACTCTAGGTAATGATATTTTTAATGGATGTACTCTTTTAAATGGAATTATTTTTCCATATAGTGTTAATACTATAGGCGATAATGCGTTTAATGGTTGTAGTAATTTATCAGCTTCTATTAATTTTACTGCACCTTTAACAAGTATAGGTACTTCGGCTTTTCAAGGTTGTACTAAATTAGATACTGATATTAGTTTTGGTACTACTTTACCAGATACTATTACCACTATAGGCGATAGTGCATTTTCAGGTTGTAGTAGTTTATCAGGAGATGAAAATTCTATGGAATTGGTGAACATTCTAAATTTAGGTAACAATATTTTTGAAGGATGTGGAAAATTACAAGGTGTTTCTCTATCAAGTTCTCTTCAGACTATAGGCAATAATGCATTTTCAGGATGTAGTAGTTTAATTACTTTAGGTAATGATTTTCAAAACGCAACACTAACAAGTATGGGTACATCCGTCTTTAAAGATTGTACTAGTTTAACAAGTATATCATTACCTATTATTCTTCCACAGAATATCATCCCCAGTAGTACATTTTCAGGTTGTACTAAATTAGAATCTTTTAATTTTGACTCTAACATCGTAGAAATAGGTGATAATGCGTTTAATGGTTGTAATAACTTGGCAAGTAATTTGTTTTTGCCGATTGTAACTACTATAGGTGCTTCGGCTTTTCAAGATTGTTATTCATTAATTTATCAGAATTCAGCTCCTAATCCTCCTTTACCTATTTTAACACAAACTCTAACCACTATAGGCGATAATGCGTTTAATGGTTGTAGTAGTTTAACACCTACTGCAGATTATATGCTTTTAACATCTGTAACAACTTTGGGTACATCAGTTTTTCAATATAGTGGTTTACAAGGAATTACTCTTTCAACAAATCCTACCACTATAGGTGATAATACTTTTGGGGATTGTCGGGGTCTAACATCAATTAATTTATCATTTGTAACAAGTATAGGCAGTAGTGCATTTGGGAATTGTATCGGCTTACAAGAGGTTATTTTTTCAAAAACATCTATTCTTACCACTATAGGCGATAATGCGTTTAATAATACTGGTCTAACAAGTATATATTTACCTGTTTCTCTGACAACCTTAGGCATTAAATCCTTTTTTGGTTGTGAATTAACGATAGCTAGTATACCAAGCCCTTATATTACTAATATACCCACTTCTGCATTTTCATTTAATAATTTATTACGTATATCACTACCCCCAAATTTGCAAACAATAGACACTTATGCATTTGAAGGTAATAGTCCTCTTGAATCTGTTACTTTTCCAAATACTCTAACCACTATAGGTGATAGTGCTTTTTTTCAGTGCAATAATCTATTATTTGTAACAATGCCACCAACTCTGATAAGTATAGGCAATAATGCATTTAGAGATTGCTCTTCGTTAGGAAAAATTAATTTAAATAATCAGATAACCCAGATAGGAGATAATGTGTTTACCGGTTGTGCTAGTTTAGAATATCTAAATACACCTGCATCTTTGACAACTTTAGGTACTAATATCTTTTCAAATACCAGTATAAGTATTTGTACTATACCTTCAACAATAATAGAAAAAGAGATAGAATATATAAATCAGAATCCCGGAAAGGGAACTGTGTCAGAACAATTATATAACTGGCAAGCTAATACATTTGGGAATTCAACCATGATTATAGAATATTATTATGTATTTTCTCCTACTGATTCAAGTAGTAACACCTTAACACAAGTTGATGTGATTAATTTAATAAATAATTGGAAACTATCTAAAATATTTACAGGGGGAGCATTTTCTGCTTATATTGGAGATAGTGTTACAATAATTGATAATAACGCTTTTGCTAACTTAGAAAATCTAAGAATCATTTCTATGGGAAATCAAGTAACAACCATTAGATCAGGTGCTTTTCAAGGTTCTGGATTACAATATTTTTACATAGGAACAAATATTGATTATGTAGATAATAGTAACTTAACTATTATAGAAGATGCGGTGTTTAATAGTTGCAATATAGAAAATATTTATATACCTAGTAGTGTAGAAACTATAGGTAAGATGTTATTTTATAATTCTGAAAAGTTAACAGAAATAACATTTGCACATAATACACGTATTACAAAAATTGATGATTATGCTTTCGCGAATTGCACAAATATTCAATTTTTAGATATTCCAAAATCAGTTACAACTATTGGTGCCTACGCATTCATGAATTGCAACAAATTAGTAAATATGAATTTACATGAGTCAATAACTGATATAAGTATCCATGCTTTTGATTCATGCGCATTATCTCAAATTTCTTTGCCTAATTTAAATACTTTGGGTATTAACGCCTTTACAAATATTCAGTTTACGAGTAATTCACCTATATTAGTTTCTGCATCTTTACAGAATAATATTAATGATTACTTTAACTATATAGACATTAGTAAAGGAGATAGTGCGGTAGAATATTCTAATTATTACAATGCACTGACAAATTATAATTATTACGTTTGGGTAAAAAAGGGAATGACAGGAATAGCAAATAGTGACATGGGGTCAGATAATCACACACTTGATTCACAATTTGATGGGTATTTTTCTGCTAACAATAATGATGCTTTTGAATATGGTCAAAAAACAAACTGGACAAATAGATTTTATAATGAATTTAACGTGAACGCCCAAGCCAAACCTACCGCTAATACATATTTGAGTGATAGTGCTGATCAAAATATTAATAGTTCCTATATTCCTATGAAAAATGCACAAACAATATTATCTCTAACTACACCTTCGTTGGAGACTTATGATGCATCTTTTTTTACATATAATTATACTTTAAGTGCATCTTCTGGAAATATACTTACTCAAACAGATGTAATAAATGCTTTAAATAATGATAACTACTACAATAATAGCAATACATCACCTACTGGATGTTATATTATATTAGATAACAATATCAATGAAATTGGACCCAATGCATTCTTAAATGGTGACGGCAACTCTGCGTTTATATTAGGTATAACATTTAACGATAGTTTAACTAGTATAGGCGCGAAGGCGTTTTATAATTGTTCATCTTTAACGGGAACTATTTATTTTCCAGAAGGTCTTACAACGATAGGTGATAATGCATTTTATAATTGTAGAATTTCAAAGATATATCTTCCTGATACTATAACAAATCTAGGTCTAGCGTGTTTCGCATACAATCTAATTACAGAACTATATTTACCTTCATCATTATTTACGATAGATAATAATTATACACCACCAATAGTTACACAACCTAGTGGGATAGCAGATGGTGCTTTTAGCGTTTTTGCTATTGATAATCCTCCTGACATGACTATAAAGATACCTCCATATGATATCAATAATCCTCCTGATTTTAATAACTTAATTTCATCCCCCTACGTCCTGACAGGATATGTAGCATTATACCCTGATACAAATAATACAATAACATCAACAATTGTTAATAATTCAATAAATGATAGCATAACTATATGTGTTATTCGTCATAATCCTAATACTGCAGGTATATCCCCAGATACTAATATTGTTATAGAATCATCTGTATTTCAAAATGTAGCAGCAAATCTAATACATTTACAATTAAATTATATAGATACTATTAACGAAAATGCTTTTGAATCTTTAAATCTAAAAATCGTAGATCTGAATGGTTATATACCTAATATAGATCCGAATGCCTTTAATGATGCCTGGGATAACTCCTCTGATACTCAAGTTGTATGTAAATTGTCTTCACAAAATGCAAAGGATGCAAGTAACATATTTGATGGGAATCAAGATGATATTATATTTTTATATTATTGTCATTTTACAACATCTGATCCAAATGGTATACTTACACTCAATGATGTAGTTACCCAATTAGATCCTTTAGCTACTTCTGTATCAATTAGTTTTGATGATACTATCCAACAAATAGATAACTTTGCTTTTTACCAAATTACAAATATTAATACATTATATATATCAACTACTATATTTAGTATAGGAGAAGGCGCCTTTCAGGAATGTACAAACTTATCCTCAGTACAATGTCCAAATAAAGATTCCCAGTTAGAAACTATTGGAATAGATGCCTTTAATGGTTGTAATCTAACAAATGTACAATTGCCAGCTTCATTATTAAAAATAGGAGAAAGCGCCTTTTTAAGTAATAGCAATTTATGGAGTATAACTTTACCATATAGATTTTATACTACTATATTTACAAGAAATAATCTGTATGTTGAAGCAAATAACACGTATGAAAAAAATTGGAGTCCTGATAAACCAGATTCAGCAACTGGAAAATTTTTTACATTTCATTTTAGATTAAATTCAGGTAAGTATATGACATATTCATGGGCAAAAAATTATTATATACAATCTTCTATAGCTGAATACAATCATGAGCAAATAAAGCATGAGGAAAGTGTAGAGTTCTGGGATAAAATTGGTGAAACAGTTCTAGATATTGCAGCTACAGTAGTACTTGCGGTAGCTGTTGATGCAGTAGTAGGCGTGGCTTTAACTGCACTAGCACCAGCTGTTAGCAGTGTTTTAGGTGACGTTTTTGGAGATTTTGTAGGTACTATTACTGGAGCATTGGAGTCAAAAAGTGCAACATTTGCACCAGTATTAAAAAAAGTTCTAATAGAAAAATACATAGTAGGACCTACTGTAGAGGCAGGTGGAGAAGCTGTTTTTGGGACCGAAGCAACAAGTCAAGAATATACTAAAATCACAGATATACCTATGGCTGATACCACTTATATTACGAACCATCTTTACAGAGCAAATTATTATGGGAACATGTCTGCAGTATATACCCTTCCTGGACCATCTCAGAGTACTATAAATACTATAGATGGTGATGGTTCTTGGAAAATTAAATTAATCGTAAAATTACCAAGTAGTCGGGTCAGCGATCATCGTTACGATATAACTGATATTAATAATGTATATACTAATACAATAACTGATGTATTAAATTATTATAGTTTATCATATAATCTCCCTATAAACGTAACGATACGAAATAGATTCTTGCAGTCTACATACCAAAGAGAATATACATTAGATGGTATCATATATGGTATAGAATATAATGATATACCGAGTTATACTAGAAAATTAGTATTAAATGCGATAGAATATAGAATGTCCATATATTTTGGTATAAGTAGCACAATTATGAGGGGTATATGTTTTCCTGGAAATAGTCCTATAAAAACAGACCAAGGTATTATATTAATAAAAAATATAAAGCCAAGAATAAATACAATAAATAATAACACTATTAATGCTATAACAAAAACAAAAACGTTTGATGAATATCTAATATGTTTTAAAAAAAATTCTTTGGGTATAAATTATCCATCAGAAGATACATTAATTAGTAAAAACCATAAAATAAATTATAATGGTAAAATGATTAAATCAGAAAATATGTTAGGTAAAAATGATAAGATATGTAAGGTAAAATATAATGGCGAAATATTATATAATGTTTTATTAAATAAACATTCAACTCTTACAATAAATAATTTAGTTTGTGAAACATTGCATCCAAATAGTATAGTAGCAAAGTTTTATAATTCTTGTAATAACATATCAACAACTGATAAAAATAAAATAATTAACCGAATTAATAGAACATACAAAAAACCAGTAAAAATAAATAGTTATAAAAAAACATCATCTTCTTATTCACCTCTGTTTTTAACAAACTACTAAATAAATTGAATACTAACTAGATAATATAATGATAAATATTTTTTTATCATTATAATATAAAACAATAATGAAAGAATTACAAACATGTGATAAAAACATGAGTTTTGATGAATGTGAATTAGCAATATTGCGTTCCTCTGTAGATTTAGCACAAAATAAGATTGCGAGACGTGTTGTTTCTTCACCAAAAATAAAAGAAATGACCATAGTTGTTGAAAATTTTATTAAAAAGAAAAATTTAATACCTTACGGAGGTATTGCTATTAACAATATTCTTCCTAAGGATGAACAATTTTATGATGATGAAATTGATATACCTGATTATGATTTCTTCTCTCCAAACGCAATGGAAGATGCCAAAGAGTTAGCTGATATATACCATAAAAAGGGATTTCAACACGTTGAAGCCAAAGCAGGACAACATTTTGGAACTTATAAAGTATTTGTTGACTTTATACCTGTTGCTGATATAACATATCTTCATAAAGATTTATACAAGGCACTTAAGGCACATGCAATTAGAATAAATGGTATACTTTACACTCCTCCTAATTTTTTACGTATGTCTATGTTTTTGGAATTAAGTCGTCCAGCAGGAGATACAAGTCGTTGGGAAAAGGTGTTTAAACGACTACGTCTTTTAAATAAACATTATCCACTCAAAAGCAAAGGATGTAATTCTATTAATTTTCAAAGACCTATGGAATTAAATACAAAAAAATCAGAATTAATATTTAATGTAGTTAAGGATGTGCTTATTAATCAAGGCGTCGTATTTTTTGGAGGATTCGCAATATCACAATATTCAAAATATATGTCCCAAACTATAAAAAAGAAAATAAAACCACGACCAGATTTTGACGTTCTCTCTAATGACCCTCAAACAAGTGCTGAAATTGTTAAGGAACGTCTTAAAGATGAGGGAATAGATAATGTTGAGGTTGTACATCATAAAGCTATTGGTGAAATTATACCTGAAAATTATGAAGTCAGAGTCGGTAAAGATACAATTTCTTATATTTATATGCCTATTGGATGTCATAGTTACAATACTATTGAAATCAACAAACAAAGTGTTAAAATAGCAACCATTGATACTATGTTAAGTTTTTATTTAGCATTTCTTTATGGCTATGATGAATATGTAGATGTTAGAGAGAGAATATTATGTATGGCCCAATTTCTCTTTGATGTTCAAGAAAAAAACAGATTACAACAAAAAGGAGTATTACGTCGTTTTAGTATTACATGTTATGGACATCAAGAAAGTAAAGAGGAAATGAAAGCAGAGAGGACTGAAAAAATATTGGAACTCAAAGATAAACGTGGAACGAAATTATATGATGAACACTTTTTAATGTACAGACCAGGTGATTCAAATAACCAGAAAATTAAGAAGAATATACATAAAAAGAAAACAGCTAAGAAGGTCATAAACAAAAAATATACAAAAGATAGAAGGACAGGCTCTAGAAAAACACGAAAAAGAGGGAAAGGAATCAAACGAAAAACGCGTGCTAAGTAATGATTTCTAAAAAATTTAATTATTTTTTCCGTTGAAATAATTAAATCCAGTATATATAGTAGATAATTTTATTATGCCCAAAGAATTTGAAGCAAAATTTTTAAATATTGATGTTGCCGCCATGAAAAAAAAACTACGAGAAATTCATGCTACGAAAGTTCATGACCCTATGAAATATTATCGCCTGATATTCAAGCGATGCGAGGAATCCGGGGACAAGCCTGGTTTTGTTCGTATTCGCGACGAAGGAAACAAGGTCACTATGACTACCAAAATGTTCAACAATAAAAAGTTTCCTGAGGAACATGAAGTTACTATACACGATTCTTTTGAAAAAGGATGTGAGTTTTTAAAAGCCATCGGAATTCAAGAAAAATCGTACCAAGAAACTATACGACAAAAATGGTCTCATCCACTAGCCCATGAAATTACTATTGATATTATACCTGGCCTTCCTGTTTATATGGAGGTTGATTGTGTAAGTGAAAAAAAATTAAACCAACTTATTTCTCTCTTAGGGCTGAATAGAGAAGATATGAGATATGGTTCTTTTGATAAAACATATACTGAATATTATGATATACCCCACTCTACCATTATCAACAAAACACCCAAACTTACATTCAAAGATGTTGGCTCACAAATTAAACCAAATAAGAATAATGAATTATTTCATGATATTATTCAACTCCATAAATACATTGATGAGAGAAAAATGAATACATTTTATAAAAAATATACCCAAATATATAACAATCACCTTTCTAGTAGAAAAAATAAGCAATCTATTACATTATCCAGGAAAAAACGCAAAACAATACGTAAAAAGCGCAAGACTACCAATAAACGTCGCACTAAACGCAATCGTAAGTAGTTATACTTGGACATTTTGTTTTTTCATAAAACAAAACAATTCTAGATAATATCGCATTTTATCTAGGATTTTACAATAAAATTTTTTATTTGGATTATTCAATATTTTTTTATTGTTTATTTCATTTTGTCGCATTACGTTGAAATTATGTATACGACGATAATCTTTATATAACAATGATTTTCTTTTCGGTTTACTCATAATCGGTACTTCGGGAATATCATAATATTCCTCAATAGTAATATCGGTCATAATCTATTTCTTTGTATATTACTTATATCCTACACTTTTTTTTGAAAATATTTTGCATTAATATATTTTCAAATTTATACTTATTTGTGTTTAGCAAATCTTACTCTTTTTGCTCTTCTTCTTGTTTTTCTCTTTTTTCTTGAATTGGTTGATTTTTTGCGTGTTGTGCGTTTTTTTCCACCGCTTCTTCTACGTTTAAATGCTTGTGTGGCGCTTGGTTCGTTGTCCTGGTTCGTTGTCTGAACAACAGTACCCTCTGGCAACGCTGGTATTCCTGGGTCACGAGTCGCAAGAACCGCTTCATTCGCCTCCTGTATTAATTTTTCTGGACTTTCTAATTCACGTATTTGCTTAATTATCTTTTGTTGTATACTAGTAATTTGCGTCTTATCACAGGTTTCGCTTCTAGTATTTATTGCATTAAGTTCATCAATTCCAGCCTGAGTCACATTTTCAATTCGTTGACGAATAACATCTTTTGTTTTCTTATTCACTAATTGATAATTAGACGTCTTAAATAATTCATCATATAAATTTTTTAATTCATCTATATTCTTATTCATAATAGTACGAAAACGTTCAACACTCTCACGAGCATCTGTTATTGTTTCTGTTGTGCCAGGATTACACAATAAAGCCAATGCTCCTGTAAGTGCTGTTATAAAAGTGCCAGTAACTAATACAATCGTAGAGGGTGATGGTGAATAAGCCGCAATTGTGGATAGAGCAATTGTATGTACGTTAAAATGATCACGATCTAATGAAGTGGTCAAACTACCTATTGCGAGAGCTTGTCCTATAAGATTATCTGATAATGTTTTTTTCAATTCCTCTGTCAATTCAGTACTTTTAGTTTTGATATAGTCCATAACCGCACCTAATGTTTCATTATTCGTAATTTTGTTTGTAATCTTACTTGTAGCATCTAGCAGCGCACTAAATCCCTCCTCCGTTTGAATTGAAGCTCCTGATTCCAATGATGAGTGCGTAGCATCTTGTGAAGATGCGGGCGAACCTGACATATTATCTTGTGATGAAGGATCCCTAATAATATCTTCCACACCCATAAGTATTAATTCTGCACCTCGGTTTGCCTGACTTACTACCTTAATACTAGATGATGATAAAGATGACATTTGTGAATCTTCCGGGTCCGTGTCCATTCCACCACGATATTTTTTGGTCATTCTTCTTTTTAACTTATTTCTTTTTCTACGCAAACTTTTCTTTTTATAGTGACCCATAATATAATATGTGGATATTTAATTTTTATCTAATTTGCTAAACATTTTCTCTCAATATCGTAAATATGCTTCTAATAGCCTATGCTTAGTTACACCAGTTATCTTGGTTATTTCATAAATAGTATATCTGTGTAGAAACATAAGATACGCAACATAATCAGTAGAACACTTGTATTTTTCTACAATATCATCAATATGAGTCATTTTTTTCAAAGCAGATATTATTAGATGATTTCGTTTGTTGGGTGATATATATTTATTGTGTCTATACTTATTTCGCTTATGCTTTTTAGGTTTAACATATGAAGGACTTTCAGTAGACATATTTGGTTGTATTGGTGCCACGCGATTGACATTTACCACCAACGATACCAAACTTTTGAACATCTTGATATAATAATTCATTAATATATTTAATTTTGAACTTAAAGAGACCCTTGCGTTTTTACGTTTTTTTACTCCCAAAGTCGATTCAGATTTTCAAAAATGGACAAAAATAAAATGTCCATTTTGAGATTCCTGGAGGAGTTTCCGAAACTCGTTTTTTTGTGACTGAAAAAAAAAATTAA